ATTAATCAAAGAAAAAGTGAGGTGGCTCGAATAGCTGTAAGAGAAAAAGATATAACACTTGAAGAATTACAAAAACAAGGTAAAAAATTATATTCAATTTCAAAAGCAGACACAATTGACCAGTGTCATTATCAGGCATATCTTGCATACATCGTACACAGTAAATCGGTTCCTAATATTTATTCATTAATGGGTTCTAAAATTCATGACACTTTAGAAGGCATTATGAATCAGAAAAATACAACGGAAGATTTGATTGTAGCTCTAGATAATGAGCTTGAAGATATGCAAATGCTTGGATTTGATTTTCCTCGCGATAGCAGAGGAAAAACATCTATCCGTGATAATTGGATAAAAAATATGCGTCATTTCTGTAGCAATTTTATACCGCCACGAGGCGAGTTTGAAACTGAACAGTTATTTATATATCCACTCACAAAAGACAGATATGTACGAGGTTATATTGACCTTGTTCAGCATCTGGATAAAGATACAAAAACAATTTCAATTTGGGACTGGAAAACTTCCTCACAATTTTCTCAGGAAACATTATTGGAACACGGCAGACAGCTTGTTATATATGCCATTGCAAAAGAAGCAGAAGGCTATACCGTCAAAGACGTAGGCTGGATAATGCTTAAATATGTTGAAATTGTTTTTCAAGGCAAATTGCGCAGAAATTCTAAAGAAAAAACTAAGATTACCAAAGTTTGTGACCGTTATAAGATAGTACAAACATTGCAGCCATATTTAGAGCAAGAGCTGATAGAAGCTGGCTATGATGATATAGATATTGAAATGTTTATGATAGATGCACTGGAAAATAATTCATTGGATAAGCTTCCAAATGAAATTCGTTCCAAATTTATCATTAAACCATATGTAAGGCGCTATCCGATAACCGAAAAGCTCAAACAGGAAACCTTAGATTACATAAATCATCAGGCTGATATTTTTGAGTCATTGCCTAAAAATGATAAATCAGCCTGGAAGCCTAAAGTGATTGATAAAGGCAATGAATTTTTCTGCAATTATCTTTGTGATTATAAGTCTTCTTGCGAATATATTGCCAGATATAATCTTGAAAAACAGTTGGCAAAAACTTCAGATGAAGAATTATTTTAGGAGGAAATATGCAGAATTATCATTGCCATACCAGTTATAGTAATTTGTTTTCATTTGACTCTATTGCATCTTATGAAGATTATGCAAAACGAGCTCAGGAACTTGGGCACAAAGTTATTTCATCTGTCGAACACGGCTGGCAATGTAATTATTATGTACCATATGGCATAGCTCAAAAATATGGATTGAAATTTGTTTTTGGTACAGAAGCATATTGGGTAAAAGACAGGATAGAAAAAGATAATAAGAATAACCATATTATTATTCTTGCAAAAAATGAAAACGGCAGACAAGCCATAAATGATATTTTAGCAGAAGCTAATATTACAGGTTACTATTATAAACCACGTTTGGATACAAAACTGATTCTGTCTTTACCCGCCAATGATGTCTTTATTACAACAGCATGTGTTGGATTTTATGGATATGGTTTTGAAGAAAGTGAAAAATTTATTGTTCAGTTGCATAAGCACTTTAAAAATAATTTTATGCTTGAAATTCAAAATCATAATACTGACAAGCAAAGAGAATTAAATAACCAAATTAAAAAGTGGTCAAAAAAATACAATATTGAAATGATTGTTGGGTTAGATAGTCATTATATATATCCAGAGGATGCTGGTCTTCGTGATGAAGCTCTTAAATCAAAAGGCATTATTTATGAAGATGAATCTGGTTGGTATTCTAAATGCCGTTTAATTTAGTAATAAATTAAATAATTACTGGGGAAAATCGGTGAAGTCCTCCAATGATATAGGATAATACCGAGGTAAACAATAAAATTGCGTAAGGTTTATTGTCACCGTAGAGCATAGATAGTGAATAAATATAATCTATCCAAGAGTCTCCAGCATCCCACCTAAATATAGAGGATGAAAATATATGCCGAGCTTACATAATGGAAAAATGTAAGAACTATGGGGTAAAAAACCTATAGGATAACAAAACTGATATGGACTATCCCTCTGACAATGAATGCATAAAGCGTTTTTTAGACCAAGGAATTTTTACTGAGACAGAAATTCAACGTGCAATGGATAACACAGATATCTGCTTAACATTTGAGAATTTTTATTTTAGTAAAGATATTAAACTACCAACTTTATATCCAGACAAGACTCAAGAGGAAAAGAACAAGATATATTCAAGACTGATTACAAAAAAGTTTAAAGAATATATGAAATATGTTCCTGCTGAAGACTATGACAGATATTATCAAGGTGTTAAAGAAGAAGTTCAGGTATATAAAGATACTGGTATGGTTGACTATCCGCTAATCAACTATGAAGTTATTAAGCGCGGGATTGAATTGGGCGGGGTAATTACAGATAGTGGACGTGGTTCCGCTGTTGGCTTCTTCACAAACACATTGTGTGGATTCTCAAAAGTTGACCGTTTTACATCTGCAATTCATCTTTATCCAGAGCGCTTTATGTCAACAAGCCGAATATTAGAGTCCGGCTCCCTACCAGATATTGACTTTAACGTAGCTAATACTGAGCCTTTTGAACGAGCACAAAAAGAAATACTTGGAGAAGAACATTCATATCCAATGATTGCATTTGGCACTTTGAAAAAGAAATCTGCTTTTAAGCTTTATGCAAGAGCAAAAGATGTGCCAGCTGCCATTGCAAATGAAATCACAAAACAGATTGAAAAATATGAAAATGATTTAAAACATGCCGATGATGATGACAGGCGCGATATAAATATCTATGACTATGTAGATGAACAGTATCATGACCATTTGAGACAGAGTGAATCATATTGGGGTATCATTTCTGACCGCAAAAAAGCTCCATCGGCACATCTCTTATATCAAGGCAATATTCGTAAAGAAATTGGGCTCATTAAATGTAAGAGTGAAAGTACCAAGAAGGAATGCATCACTTGTGTTATTGATGGTGCAGTCGCAGAAGAATATAAATTTTTGAAAAATGACCTGCTCACTGTAAATGTGGTGGATATTATTGACCGTGTTTTTAAACGTATTGGCATTGAGCATTTTAATGTAAATACATTGTTGGGACTTATTAAAAATGATAAACCGACTTGGGATATTTATGCTAAAGGTTTGACTATAGGTGTTAACCAATGTGAAAAAGCCTCAACAACAAAAAAAGCAATGCGATATAAACCACGAAACCCATCTGAGCTCTCGGCATTTATAGCAGGTATTCGTCCAGGCTTTAAATCAATGTATCCGATTTTTGAAAGTAGACAGCCGTTCTCATATGGAGTTGCTACACTGGATAATCTGCTGATTACCGAAGAACTTCCGATTCCCTTTATGATTTTCCAGGAACAGACAATGAAAGTCCTTAACTATGCTGGATTTCCAATGGACGAATGCTATGGTCTTATTAAAGCTATCAGTAAAAAGAAACCAGAAAAGGTAAAAGCAATCAAAGATGATTTTATTAAAAATTTCTGCAAACAAATTCAAGAAGATAATGGACTTGATTTTGAAATTGCACAAAATAACAGTGAAAAAGTATGGACAGTAGTAAATGATAACTCAGGTTATGCATTTAACAGTTCTCATGCATACTGTATGGCGTTGGATAGCTTATATTGTGCTTATCTCAAATCTCACTATCCTTATGAATTTTATGAGGTACTTCTCACATTTTATTCCAACAAAGGCAACAAAGATAAAGTTGCTGAACTGAAAAGAGAAATGCTCCAAGGTTTTGGTATCAGAGAAGGCAAGTTTAAGTTTGGCAATGATAATCGCAGCTTTAAAGCCGACAAAGAAAACGGTGTTATATATTCATCACTATTATCATTAAAAAATATGAACCAGAAATGTTCTGAGGACTTATATGCTTTATCACAAAAAAAACAATATACAAACTTTTTTACACTGCTCAAAGATATTAAACAACTTAAGAGTCTGAAATCTGACCAGCTTAATATTTTGATTAATATTGGATATTTTGATGATTTTGGTACAGTCCCACAGATTCAGACATTTGTAAAAGCATATGACGACCTTTATGGACGAGCTCAATTTTCCAAAGATAATCTGGATGCTAATTATGCAGCACTTATTGCTGCTGACAGTACGCAGACTGAAAAACAATATCGCAACTTTGATTATGAAAATGCATTGCATAAATTGTGGATGCAAATTCCGCCAATTAAATTAGGTTTGCATCAGAAAATTAAAAACGAACTTGAATATTTTGGATACATACAAACAATCATACCAAAGCTCTCAGATGAATATGTAGTCGTAACTGATAAGATTGACAAATATTCGAAACTGACGGTCACGGTTTATGTATTACAGACTGGAGCAATTCATACTTATCGAATGCGAAGCAGAGTTGCAGAGCAATGCGGAACAATTAATGTGGGCGATATTATTAAACTGATGGAAATTAGCGAAGAAAAGAAATGGACAAAAAATGTCAACGGAGATTGGGTACACACAGATGAAACCGAAACACTCATTAAAAAATATGCACTGACAAGATGAGGTGATATTGTATAGCATTTACAGCAAAAGAAATTGAATATTTACAACAACATATTACAGTGCTTGTCGATACACGTGAAAAGGTATGGGAACATATTAGGCAATATCTTATTGCAAATGATATTCCATATAAAATGCAAACACTGCAAAGTGGTGATTATTCCTTCATTTTGGAATATGACGACCAAGTACATATATTTGTAAAGCAGATAGTAATTGAACGCAAGAATTCTTTAACAGAACTAGCAGCTTGTTTTTCTACAGAGCGAGCCAGATTTGAACGTGAATTTGAACGACTTAAAAAATCTAAAACCATGTGTTTTTTACTTGTAGAGAATAGTTCATTCGATGGTATATACAAGGGCAACTATCGCACACAAATGAATCCGAAATCATATGAAGCCAGCTTAATATCTTGGCTTACAAAGTATAATATCATTCCAATTTTTTGTGATAAAGAAAATAGTGGACGGGTTATTCATAATATTTTTAAACAATACTTGCGGAATTACTTGTTAGATAAAATTTAATCATAAAGGAGCAATCACTATGGGAAGAAGAATGGTCAACAATAATGATTTATTTAGCAACACTATACCGATGGAAACTATGTTTCATACTGTTGATGATGAAACTGTTCGGCCATTATATATGATAAGACGAAATCAGATGGGAGAATATTCCTTCTGGGTTCCTCTTGATGAAACCTGTACAGGATGGAAACACATCAATTCTTCCTATAGCGGTGCTTTTGAAAAGGAGAGAATTAAGTGGGGAAAATAATAATTTTCAAAGAAGCAGTCTTTGATACTGTTGTAACTGATACCGAAGAATTTGAAGCACTGATATGGATTGCTAATAAAAAATATAAAGTTTGTGATGAACATAAATATTTTTACATATTGGAAAATGATTTTGATGATACAAAACGTGGTATTTCAAAAGATTTTGAAAACGAACTATATGATGTAATGGAGGTAGATAAATGAAAGTAACATTGATTGCACATACGCCAAATCCAGAAAATGTTGTGGCAACTGCAGCAAAGCTTTGTTATAGCTCTAAAACTTTAACAGAGCTATATGACGAAACAATCAATAAAGACAACGAAAAATATTTAAACAAACTTGCAGAACTGGGACATACAAGCCCATTGGAACATGCGACTTTCACCTTTGGCATCGAAGGTGTTTCCCGCGCTTTGCTTGCACAGATAACACGCCACAGAATTGCATCCTACAGTGTTAAATCTCAACGTTATGTGTCTGAAGTAAATAGTCACTATGTAATTCCAGATGAAATTATGAAATCATCAGAAGCCCGAATTATCTATGCTGACGCTCTTGATAAAGTTTCAAAAGCCTATGACCAACTTTCAAAACTTGGTATCGAAAAAGAAGATGCTCGTTTTGTGCTTCCAAATGCAACAGCTACTCAGATGATTGTCACAATGAATGCCCGTAGTTTGTTAAATTTCTTTGGATTGCGTTGTTGTAACCGAGCACAGTGGGAAATACGAGCACTCGCTGATGAAATGTTGAAATTGTGCCTTGAGGTTGCACCAACATTGTTTGGTAAAGCAGGAGCTTCCTGTGTGTACGGTACCTGTTCAGAAGGAGCTATGTGTTGTGGCCATCCAAGAAAGGCAGAAGAATATGCAAGATAATTTTATTATTCTTCTTGTTGGTAAAAGTGGTTCTGGCAAATCAACTATTGCAAATGAACTGGACAATCAGTTTGGTTGGACACAGGTTCAGTCATATACTACACGTCCAAGACGCCATCAGAATGAAACAGGACATATATTTGTTAACGACGAACAATTTGATAAATTATCTGATTTTGTAGCTTATACAGAATTCAATGGTTTTAGATATGGGGCTACTCAACAGCAAGTCGAAGATAACCAGATTTATGTTATTGACCCTGCCGGAATCAAATATTTTCAAGAACAATATACAGGCAAAAAAAATATTTACATATATTACATTGATGTACCCGTACAGACTCGTCTTGAAAGAATGATAAAACGAGGAGACTCTGCAGGTAAGGCATTAAGTCGTCTTAAACATGATAAAGAAGCATTTAAAACAATTGATGATATTGAGAATGTAATTTATATCAACAATGAAAATTTATATGATGCTGTATCAAAAGTTCATATTTCTGTTGTGGTACAACAGTGTATGCAAGATATACAAAAAGAAAAAGACTAACTTTGGAGGAATTATATGCGCTATACAATTAAAAACATTGAGCGTGATGATGCAATGAGACATATACATAAGATGATACTTGGGTGTGAATGCGAATTTGATATCAGAATGTTTGATGTAGGTGAAAGTCTGTATTTTAAAGTTTTTACCGAAGATGAAATTCATCGTGAAATCGTCACAAGCCATATCGAATCAATTACTGAATATGACAATAAACTCATTGTTCAGACACGTAATACAAAATACACTTTTGAAAAAGTTTAAGGAAAATAATAATGAATATATTTTTTTGGCTGCTTGTAATTATTGCAGCAATCATATTGTGGTTTACCCTGCGCAAAATCTTCACTTGCACAGGCAAATATATCAATAAGGTTTTAGATGACACAAAAGAAATTATGTCATTTGAAGATAAAGAAGATAAAGAAGAAACAAAGAAAAAGGAGATTAACTAATGAAGAAAAACGGTTTTGTTGGTGGTGTTCTTGCCGCAGCAATTATTGTAATTGCGCTTTTAGGGATAATCACTTGTATTGAAAAAATTCCAACAGGGTACGTTGGCGTTGTATATAAAATGTCCGGTGGTGTGCAGGACGAAATTCTCACACAGGGCTGGCATATTGTTTCTCCAACCAAAAAGGTTAAGGAATTTACTGTTGGTAATGAGCAGATTGTTATGACAAAAGACGAACGCGATGGCAGCAAAGGTGATGACAGCTTTGCTGTAGCTACAGCAGATAATGCAAATATTGATATTAGTTTTCAGATGTTATACAGATATGATGCTCAAACAGTTGTGAATACATTTAAAGATTATAAAGGCATGAGCGGTGAAGATATTGTTAATAACCGAGTGCGTACATTACTTAAATCTAAAATTTCCGAAGTTACAACCGATTACACAATGATGGATATTTACTCTGGTGACAGAACGACAATCAATCAGGAAATCACAGAACATCTCAATGAAGAATTCCATCGTCAGTTTGGTATCAATGTTTTGGATGCTTCTATTGTTGATGTACATCCAAGCGAACAACTGCAGGACACAATTAACAAACGTGTAGATGCAATCCAGAAAAAACAGGAGGCAGAAGCAAATCAGGAACGTATTAAAGTAGAAAAAGAAACAGAACTTATTCAGGCAGAAGCAGATGCAAAAATTGCCGAAGCAAAAGCACAGGCAGAAGCACGAGTAATCGAAATTGAAGCACAGGCAGAAGCCGAAGCAAATCGTCTTATTGCACAGAGTATTACCCCAGAACTTATCGCTATGAAAGAAGCCGAAGCTCGTCTTGTTCACGGCTGGGTGGAAATCACAGGCTCAGAAGCCGTAGTAGTTAAATAATAAATTGAATAACAATCTCCGCAGGGGAAACTCTGTGGAGAACAAGGATAACTATGAGACAAATATTAAATATGAGAGAAACATTAACGCGAGTAAGTTTTTTATTTAAGACTATTGCGAGTACACCAAGGACAACTGAAAAGAAACGATTGTTGCGTTATATCAACAGCTCAGAACCAGAGAATGTATGTGAAATGTTTCTGTATACTTTACGATTTTTATTGGATAACAATGTAACAACAGGTATCGATAAAAAGAAACTCAAAGCTCAAATTAATATGCCTGATATTAATTTTCCAATGAAATGGTCACATATGTTGGAATATATCAAAGAAAACAATACAGGAAGGCATGAAGATATTCGCAGAGCACAGCTCTTTATCGAAGATAATCCCGAGAATGCGGAATTTATTGCTGATATTATAACAAAATCATATAGGTTAGGACTGACAGCCAAAACAGTAAATGAAGTTTATGAAGATTTTATTCCTGTTTGGTCAGTACAGCAGGCATATCCTTTGGAAAAATATCCGCTTAAGGACGGAGAATGGTTTTCTTTATCACAAAAGCTTAATGGGTTCCATGCCTCATATTACAAGGGTAAATTAATAAGCCGACAAGGAAAAGAAATCAAAGGTTGTAAGCACGTTATTAACGCAATAAACAACTTTAAACTTCAAGATTTCTTTATTGATGGCGAGCTTATCCGGCGTAATGATATTGAACCTCATCTCTCAGACGAAGAAAATTTTCGACAGACTGTTTCAATTGCGAATTCTGATTCTGACGACAAAACAGACCTGTGTTTTATTTATTATGATATCATTCCAGCTGATGATTTTGACAAAGGCAAATGTGAAATAACATATCGCCAACGTCTTAATGACATGCATAAATTAAACAGTATAATTCTGCAGACTCCATTTTATAAAACGTTTCATATGGTGAAATGGTTTTATCACGGCAATGACCAAAAGAAAATTCAGTTTTGGCTTGATTATGCAAATGAAAATGATATGGAGGGTCTTATGTTAAATAAGGATACTGTATATCAATGCAAACGTAATTCAGGCATTTTAAAGGTAAAAAGTTGGAAACATTGTGACCTTAGAGTAACGGGCGTTGAAGAAGGCGATGGCAAATACAAAGGAACCCTTGGAAAACTGATTGTGGACTATAAAGGAAATACTTTGGGATTAAGTGGAATGAGCGATGAGGAACGTTATATATTTTGGAATAATCCACAGGACATAGTTGGGAAGATTGTGCTCGTTAAATATAAACAGGAAACAAAAGACAAAACAGGTAAACGTAGTTTGCAGTTCGCAACCTACCAAGGTGTTAGAACTGATAAAGATGAAGTCAGCTACAATTAATAGATGGGGGAATAAAATGAACGTAAAAGATTGGCTTGGAGAAGAAAATCAGCTCGGCATTGATATTGCTACAAAAAAATATATTAAAAACGAATCCTTTGATGAATTTATCGGAAGAATTTCAAATAATAATCCAGAAATTAAAAGAATTATTTTAGAAAAGAAATATCTGCATGGTGGCAGAACACTCAGTAACTACAATACGGGTAATGGTGCATCCACATCCAACTGTTATTCAAGTGGTTACTGCCCGGATGATACAGCAGGTATTCTGGAGCTAAATAAAAATATAGGTCTTACATATAAAGCACAGGGTGGGCAGGGTTTATCTCTGAGTAAAATCCGTCCAAAGGGCTGTAAAATCAGCAAAGGTGGATATGAAACTGATGGCATCATTCCATTTATGCAGATGTTTGATACTACAACAGCAAGTATTTCACAGGGCGGTTCAAGAAAAGGAGCTCTGATGATGTCTCTTGACTGCTGGCATAAAGAGGTTAAAGATTTTATCACAATCAAAACCGATACAAATCTTATTACAAAAGCAAATCTGTCAGTTGAAATTGACGATGAATTTATGACCTGTGTCAGAAAATATTATGATGAAGGCTTGGTATTTGAAAAACAAGTAAACTTTACTTATGATGGCGGTGAAACCAGATATATGGTGAAACCTATTGAAGTATATCAGCTGATTTGTAAAACGGCTCATGAATATGCTGAGCCAGGCATTATCTATACTGAGCAGTTTCGCAACTATAATTTAATGCAGTACGATGATGAATATCAGATTGTAACTGGTAACCCATGTGGAGAACAGCCTTTGCCACAGAATGGGGCGTGCAATCTGGGCAGTATTAACCTTGCAGAATTTGTAAAACACCCATATTCATCAGAATCAGAGTTTGATTTTGTAGATTTCCGCAATACAGTAGAAATTGCAATCAGAGCATTGGATGACGTACTGGATTATGGTGCTGAACTTCATGCTTTGCCAGAACAGAGAGAAATGGCAAAGAATTATCGCAATATAGGTCTTGGCATTATGGGCCTTGCTTCAATGCTTTTTAAGATGGGCATTAAATATGGCAGTGATGAATCTCTCCATCTTGTAGATACCATTGGCTATACAATGTTTAGAACTGCTTTGGAGACATCTACTGAGCTCGCAAAAGAAAAAGGAACTTTCCCAAAATATAAAGATGTTGTTTTTGATGCAGAAATTATTAAGGCACATTTTAATGCAGACGAAATCGCAGAGCTCCGCAAATATGGTCTTCGCAACTGCTCATTGCTTTCAATCGCTCCAAGTGGGTTGACTAACTGGCTCACATAAAACATTTTTAATTGCTGGAACATCCTTAGAGCTTCATAAACTACAACATAATGATGAAATATACATAAGTGTGAATGTTTGAAAATTATGAAGATTGGATAATCAGCAGCGAAGCTCTGAATAGGAGAACGTTCAACGACTATCCCTTAATGGGAGTACACTGCAAGTGATTGGCAGTGGAAATAAAATGTACTAATTATTTATAAACTTAGGTAAAAGTAATAATAGAATTAAAAAATATAACATATGACGACATATATAATTTATATATAACACAACAAAAATCACAGCGACAAGTAGCAAACATACTTCACATTGGGCAAACATCGGTTAGAAGGTTGTTACAAAAATATAATATTCCATCTAGGACTTCAGAAGAAAGCAAACAAACTCCAGATTTCATTGCTCGTCAAGCAGAACTTGCTCATAGATATCAAAATGAGTATAGAAAAATAATTGTCAAACAGTGTAAATGGTGTGGAAAAGATTTCGAAGTAGATGGTGAACATAAAAGAAAAAAATATTGCTCCCCAGAATGTGTTTCTATGTCTCAAAAATCTAAAACCAAAACACAATTTTGCCAGCGTTGTGGTAAAGAAATAAAAATATCATCTGGAAGACATTATAAAAGAATCTATTGTGATGAATGTAATGTTGTTGGCAGAAGTGAAAAGCAAATTAATAAGATACAAACTACTTGTGGATATTGTGATGCAAAAATCGAAGTAATTCCAAGTGTATATAAGGCAAATCGTTTTTGTTATTGCGATATGAATTGCATGGCTAAGCATTACGCAGAAATATATAGCGGGGAAAATAATCCCTCTTGGAAAGGTGGAAAATCACATCATTACACAGGTGGGTTTTATAATGCTCGGCAAAAGGCAAGAGAAAGAGATAAATATACTTGTCAAATATGTGGAATTACGGAAACTGACTTTGGTCAACAAATGAGTGTGCACCATATCAAAAATTATAGATTATTTGAAGATAAGGCTGAAGCAAATAAACTTGATAATTTAATATGTCTATGTGAACCTTGTCACCGATTTGTACATTCGAACAATAATAAAGAAGGATTGTTTATAAATAATTAGTAAAGATATAGTCTCAACTTATATGAAAATATAAGCAGCCAGAAGATGGCGGCGATGGTGTAGCGAACCATCGCGAAGACATTGCAATTGGCACAATGCTCAATGTGACAACAGGATGTGAACCTGCATTTAGATTGTCATATAAACGTAAAACAGAAAGCTTACATAAAGATAAAGAAGTTTATTACGATGTATTTCTTCCGGAAATAGAAGAATTTAAACGTCTTTACCCAAACAAAGAATTGCCAGAGTACTTTGTATCAAGTGAAAATATTTGCTGGGCAGACCGAGTAAAAATGCAGTCAGTATTGCAGGAACATATTGATACAGCTATTTCATCAACAGTAAATCTGCCAAATTCAGCAACAATTGAAGATGTTGAAGACCTGTATTTGTATGCTTGGGAACAAGGTCTTAAGGGTATTACAATCTACCGTGATGGCTGTGCAAGAACTGGTATTCTCACAACAGATAAAACTGGTAAAAAAGAATCACCTGAAACATCGGAAAAGATAATATCAGCTGAATTGCCAAGAGGCTACATTATGGATGTAAGTGACGACCTTATTGGTTATAAACGTAAACTTAATACAGGTTGTGGTTCAATTCATATGGAAGTATATTTCGATGAAATATCTGGTGAACCACAAGAAACCTTTGTCAACATTGGCTCTAGCGGCGGCTGTGAACGTAATTATCAACTCATCTCACGCCTTATATCTCTTGCATTAAGAGGTGGTGTTCCAATTGAATCTATCATTGACCAAACAATGAGTATTCGCCCTTGCACAGCTTATATCAACAGAACAAAAGCAAAAGGGGATACTTCAAAGGGAACTTCTTGCCCGAGCGCCATAGGCTATGCTTTACAAGAATTACAAAAGAAAATTAATGATAGGTGTTTTGGTTGCGAAGAAGAAATTGCAGAATCAGAATGCAATTGTAATATAGAAGACAAAGCAAGAATAAGTACATATACACCTTGTCCAGAATGTTCATCCCAATTGCAATTTGAAGGTGGTTGTATTATCTGTAAAAATTGTGGGTGGTCAAAATGCGATTAAAGCAATGTAAAAAATGTAAACAAGAACTACCTACTTCTATGTTCTATAAAAGTTCTTACACAAAAGATGGATTTAGAGATTATTGTAAAGAATGTTGTAAACAAAACAATAAAAATTATTATGTAAAACATAGAACAGAGATAATTGAAAGAACTAAACAGTATGTTGACAACAATAAAGAAAAAATTAAAGAGTATCAGAATCAATATTCTTATGTACATAGAGATGATAGAAAAGAATATCAAAAAATATTATTTGATGATAAAAGAGAATTTTTAAATTCTTTAAAATACCCTTGTGTAAAATGTGGAGAGGACAGGCCATGGATAATTGATTTTCATCATATAAATCCTAAAAATAAATGTTTTACGGTTGGAAATAAATATCGTGGAAATATAGAAGTAATACAAGCAGAAGTTGAAAAATGTATATGCTTATGTAGAAATTGTCATGCTGAATTTCATTGGATATATGGCGCTGTTCCAAAATATCCTGAATTAGCATTAAATGAATATTTAGCGCAATAAACAATACAGAGGGCTGGGAACTCCAGCCCTCCCAAAAGGAGAAATAATGTATATAGTTTTAGTATATATCGGCGTTTTCATTGTGATATGGAGTATTCTTTTCGTCATCTTGAAATTATGTGCTGATATTGATAAGCAATGGCGTATAAGCTATCCAGTCATTAATTTTAATATATTTATGAATGCATATACGTTAGCCTCTGAACAATGGGAACTAGATGAGCGTACAGTAACCTTTTGGGATATGAGGTACTACGGAACATTTAGAACTACGTTCAAATTTAATTATTTGGATTATAGAAAATATAAAAAATGGAGAGAAACCTGTAAAACCGAAGAATGGAACAATAAACAGTATCAGGTTTTAGACCAGATTATTCAAAAATATAAGGAGAATAATAATGCATCAGCATATAAAGGTTAAATACTTTACAGATAAAATTGATAATCTTGCAAGCATTAAAAAAGGTAATTGGATTGATTTGCGAGCAGCTGAGGATGTAGAACTGAAAGCTGGCGAATTTAAGCTTATTCCACTTGGTATTGCAATGCAGCTTCCAGAGGGCTACGAAGCACATATTGTCCCTCGCAGTTCTACATTTAAAAACTTTGGCATAATTCAGACAAACCATTGTGGTATTATCGACAACTCATACTGCGGAGACAATGACCAGTGGCTTTTCCCTGCATATGCGTTGCGTGACACTGTAATTAAAACAAATGACCGTATTTGTCAGTTTCGTATAATGGAAATTCAGCCAGAAATTACTTTTGAAGAAATATCAGTACTGAGCGGCCCAAACCGTGGTGGATTCGGTTCAACAGGAATTAATTAAGGAGAAAGAATATGAGTGTTGTAGCCGCAAAAGTTTATCCCGATAAGGTTGTTATCGCAGCTGACTCTATTATGATAAAAGGCTGGTCAAAACGCAATACAAATGTGACAAAATTAGCAGAAATCAATGAAATGATTATTGGTGGTGTGGGCACCGCACAGGAAGACAGTTTGATGTGGCACTATATGCGCACCCATAAACCACTATCCGCGACCGAAAAAGATATCCTTGCCTTTATTATTGAATTCTCTCAGTGGAAAAATACTATGATAGGGAACAGCAATATTGAAAATGAATATTTGCTAATTTTCCAAGGACATTTATTCCAGATTGATAATATGTTTGTAAATGAAATAACAGACTATTCAGCAATTGGTGCAGGTGAAGACTATGCGTTGGCAGCACTTTACCTTGGGCATACCCCTAAAGAGGCCACAAAAGTTGCCTGTGAATTGTCTTGTTATGTTTGTGAACCTATTATTGAATATGAAATGAAAAAGGAAAAATAAAATAATTACTGCAAAAAAATATATGTCCGTGAACTTTGTTTGGTGAACACGAGGCTCCCTTTATTCACCTTCATATGATTTAGCAATAGAGCCGTCAGATAAGCGGCGGCTCTATAATATAATACATTATTATACAAGGAGGTATTTTTATAGGAGAAGATTTTAATTATACATATCAAAATAATTACACACTTGTTACTTTTGACGATGAAACTAATTTACATATCATTTTAAAATTTACCGATGACTCCAACGATATGTTCGACATGTTTGTCGAGGAGCTTATATCATAGGAGGCTATATGAAAAGAGTTGCATGTTTATATCGTGTTTCAACAAAAGGACAAGTTGATAAAGATGACATTCCTATGCAGCGTAAAGAATGCAGTGAATTTATTAAAAAACAGGGATGGCAATTAGTCAATGAATATTATGAAAAAGGTGTCAGTGGCTATAAAAAATCAGCAGACCAACGTGATGTATTGCAAACAATCAAGAATGATGCTTTAAATAATCAGTTTGACATTCTGCTTGTCTATATGTTTGACAGATTAGGACGACGCGAAGATGAAACTCCATTTATTCTTGAATGGTTTACAAAACAAGGTATAGAAATGTGGAGTGTTAAAGAAGGCCAACAGTCCTTTTCACAACATATTGATAAATTACTTAACTACATACGTTTCTGGCAAGCCAGCGGTGAAAGTCATAAGACTTCTATGCGTGTTGATAGTAGCCATAGGCAAATGGCTGAAGAAGGCAAATTTAGAGGCGGCGATGCACCATATGGATATATGCTTGTAAAAACAGGTGTATTCAATAAAAAGAAAAAAGAATTATTAAAATTAGTCATCAATACCATTGAGGCCCCTATTGTGCAGCTTATATATAAGTTAGCTTTGGAGGGATATGGTCAAACAAAAATAGCCAAATATTTAAATGAGCACGGCATAAAAACTCGAAACAATAAAATGTGGAATAGTGGTACAATTGGTTATATCCTAAAAAATCCAATTTATAAAGGTTATCCTGCATATAGAAAGAAAACAGGACAAGGAGAGGGAGTTCATAATTTGCCAAGTTCAGAATGGATATTATCTTCGGCACAGCAAATTGAGCTTGTTATAATTTCAGAGAATGATTGGGATAGAGTGCAGGAATTACGTACACAACATCATAATTCTCCTAATCATAACACAATCACAAATTCACCATTATTATTAGTTGGGTTGACTTACTGTGGATGCTGTAAAAGTCCATTGACTACCACTTATTCATATAAGTACAATAAAGATAAAACAAAGGTATATCAGCGACCAAAATATCGTTGCTCTGGTAAGGCAAATGCAAAAGCACTCTGTGATGGACAAACCGTTTATAGCGCAGAGAAATATGAAAAAGCTGTTTTAAATCAGATTGATATTTATTTAAATAAAATCAAAAATACACCACAATCTCAACAAGATACAACAGCTAATGATTTTCAAAAAAATATTAAATCTCTCGAGCATAAATTAGCAAAAATCAATAATATGATAGAAATATTATCTGATGAAGTTGGTAATGCCTTGATAGGAGAAAGTCGATTTACACCAGAAGTTTTGGCAGAACAAATTAACAAAAAACAACAAGATAAAATTTTAATACAAAATGAACTTGACAAAATAAAACAAGAGGCAGATAATTATAACCATGAACAAATCAATACACAGCAATTAAACCAAGTTATTCCAATCTGGAAAGAAAGGTTTGACGGATTTTCAACTGAAAAGAAAAAACGTTTATTGCGTATCTTGATTTCACGCATTGAATTTAATAGAGATACAATTATTATAGATTTTAATACAACTATTCAATGCTTTTTAGATGCTATCACTGCATAAGGGGTAGTATTTCTAACTAACGGGGGAGAGCGCTTGAATGGCATTCAAGAGGTAGTCGGTTCGATCCCGATCGTCTCCACCAAGATAAAAAGCATTGAAAACACTTTCTTGTTTTCAATGCTTTTTGTTGTAACAGGACAAAGTTAATTTTTTGACAACATTATTGACAGTTAAAAGTAAGGAAGTGCAAAAATGGAAGGTTTTAAGTTATTTTTAAAACGTAAGGATGTTGTCGTGTCAGGTAAAAGATATGGTATTGATGCGCTGGGTGCTATGGCACAGGGGCTGTTCTGTACT